GTCGTACTCAGCATCCACGAAGTTGCGGGCCTTGTTGACCACTTCGGCGTAGCGCTTTACTTCGCCTTTGACGGCACTGGCGACGGCATCTTTGAACTTGGAAGAGTCGGCGAAGTTTTCTTTGCCGTTCATGTCTTCCATGTCAGCGTCTTTATCCATGTCCTCCATGTCTTTGTCTTCCATCTCCATGTCTTCATCCGCCATATCTTCTTCGGCAGGCATGACACCCTGCTCTTTGGCATAGGACATAATTTCCTGCATGGCTGGCATCAACTTTACAAGCTGGTCAACTGGGACTTTACGGATAGCTTCGGGCAAGCCTGTGGCAATCTCCACGATCTGCTCCAGGCTCACCGAACCTTCAGCGTCGGTAAACGCCTTGATTAACTTCTTCGGCTTCATGGTGTCGCCCTCCTGGGGCTTTACGGGTGTATCAGGTTTGCGGTCAATGAAGCTGCACAGGGGGCCACAACGGCCAGCAGGGACAGCGGCAAGGTGATGGGGTTGTATGTTTATCTGCTCAAAGTCAAAACGGCTGTGTGGCACAAGGTCTGCTTCATAGCCAAGAGATAATTGATGTTTGTCTTTTAGGAGGATCTGCAATTCATCGCTTACAGAAAGCTTATTATGAACTGCAATTCGCGAGTGCGTTGGCTCGTCCACTAAATCAATTACCGCTGACGACTCCACTTGCGAGCCAGACTCAACAGCCGGCCCATCCATACTTACATGGCCATCGGTCAGCGGTATTCCGGGCATAAGGTAAGCTGCGTTTGCAATAGTAGCTGGACCCCGGTAGACAGTGAACACGCGATCAAGTGGCTCAAGGCCAAGCTCTGCCCCCAAGTACTCAAGAACGCCATCCCGCACAGACACGGCAGTACGCGCTGTATCTGAGTAAACAGCTAGATCGGAAAACTGCTTGCGAATCGTTGGCATATAAAAGCCTTTAACTGGTTTGCGCAATTTTAATATGCTAAGGCTATGGTGTCAAATTGGTGCGTTTATTGCTCCATCTCTGGAATAATTAGTTCATAATCGCAGCGACAATTTGACACTGCCGTTGTGTCTGCTATATAATCACCAGACACACTTTGGAGATTATAGACATGGCCAGAAAAATCAATGGATCTCTTATTGACCACGCGGCAAGACTTATAAACACCGGGCTTACCCTTGTTGCTGCCGCCAATGAAATCGGCATTCATGAAGCCACCCTCTCTAGGAAGCTGAAAGAGATCGGCATTAATGTTCCCAGAGCTAAATCCGTCCTGCGTAAGCCTGATTTGCCTATCGAAGAAATTAAGGCCATGTACGAGAGCGGACATAGCGAAAACGCTGTCGCCAAACACTTTGACGCTGACAGAGGAACTATCAGGAAGCGGCTGCTCAATGCCGGAGTCAGCCCAAGAACCCAAAGCGAATCGGAACAACTCAAGTGGTCCAAAATGGACCAACAAACGAGATCGAACCAAGTTAAGAAGGCGCACGATTCTGTTAGGGGTGTACCTAAGAGCCTGGAATCTAAAATCGCATTCGCCAATACACGTGAGCGTGTTAAGCACGACCATCTGATCGGAGCCGGAGAGTTTGAGTTTGTCGAATTCCTGCGCAACAAAGGCGTCAGCTTCGTTCATCAAAAAGCCGTCCAAATCTATAACGTCGACATTGCTATCGGAAACATCGCCGTGGAACTTACCACTGGATGCGGGCGCTACACCATGTTCAACCCCAAGGAGATTAACCGCGCTGTAAAACTGCTCGAACGTGGGTATCATGTCGTGGCCGTAGAGTTCGATTTCGTCGACACTCTTATCCATTGTGCAGAGGATGTGCTCTCCTTCATTAATGAGGCCAGCAGGCTTAAACCCGTCGACCGTGAATACTGGGTGATTCGGTGTCGTGCGAAGGATTACACCATCGTCACGAACGATCTCGGTCAGTTCACCAGTGTACCATCGCCGGTAGAGTTTCTGACAAAGAGAACTGTGGTTTATCTTGACTGAGCCTGGGAAGCAATTGTAAGACGTTCCAGGCAATAAGAACTGCCCGTTTATTGGTGCGCCTTTTGCCAAGTCAAATTCTACACCATTGAGCGCAAAATGACTGGGTCTTGCGTTAGGGTACCTGCCACTAGGGTTTCCTCGCACTCTCTCGTCTTCGGCTGTGCGCCAGATTGCTTTTGTGATGCCAAGGTTCTGCGCCCTAGCCTTGGTGGTCAGACTGTTAAAGGTCGCAATCTGTGTACGTGCAACCATCTTGGCGTGATTCTTGCGCTTCTCTACCATATCGTCAAACTGGCTTAGTATCTCCGGCAGACCTTTGCCTTCCGCCATAAGCCGCAGTGTGTTGCTTGTCCACATCTGTAGCGTATCGTCTCGGGTCTTCTTTACCCACTGCTGTGTTTCTGCCTGAAACGCATTTATCTGGAAAGTAAGCCCCTCGGTTGCCTCTAGCTCATCTCGGCTAATCCCGATAGCGTTAGACGCCCGCCGGTAAAACTCTGACTTATTGCGCTTGTTAGCTTGCCCTGTGAACTTGTCGGCCATGCGGTCAAGACGTTTGGTGCTGAATTGCTTTAGCAGCTTGCGCTGAACACGCGCTGACATCGCAAGGAACACTTTAGCAAAGTTGCCCTCTTGCTTTGCGTCCGAAAACTTGGCAATCGTATCTTGATTGAACTCGCTGAATATCTGGTTACGCCAGCGTTGCGCCATTTGGTCGACCATGTATTCTATGGCGTTGCCAAACTGCCGTATCTCCGACTTAGGTGGCTCGGGTGACTTTACTTTCGCGCCGTTTGGACAGCAGACTTCACGCTTCATTGTCGCCCCCCATCAGTTCCTCTAGGCTCATGCCGCCCTGCTCAGGCGTCGGCGCTTCGCCCTGATCAGGCTTGCCAAACATTTCTTCAAATGGGTCACTCTCGGTCACGCCGTTATCTAGCAAATACTTGTCGTAGTCAAGGCCCATCTGCCATAGCACAAGAGCGTTTTTAATAACCTCAGTCTCTTGGCCGATGCGGTCTTTGTCGGTCTGGCCCTGGTTCTCTTTGAACGACACGCGCCCGCGCCCGTGCATAGCCATAAGCCGGTTAATCTTGTCCAGCAGATACTCTGATTGCAGCGATTTGATGGTCTGCATGTCCACCTGCCTGTCGCCCTCGCCACTGCCGTTCAATCCTTTAGGTGGCTCACCTACTAGGGTAGACAGTGACAAGCCCGTCACCATAGCCAAGCGGCGCAAGGTAATCATGTCTGACTCTGCCAGGTTGCTCAGGGTTTGCTGTACCGTAACAACCTCATCTTCTTTGTCGATGACGCCAGCGCCGTATGATGACCTAAGATCTTCTAGGCCGGCAAAGTAACGCAGCAGATCATCCTCTTTTTTGTCGTTGAGCAGATCCTTGAACCCGGTGACCTTGTAAAAGACTGTGGATGACTTTTCAAGGATGGCCGGCACGGCACGCTGTACAATTTGATCGCTCACCAGCTCGTTGCGGATCAGCTCAAATTCAGATATGCCGCCAAAGAAATATTCAGGCGCGTCAAGCTCAACCGGCTGCACGTAAGTCATATCGACCACGCGGCTCGGGTGGATTGTAAAGCCGCGTATGCTGTAGAACTTTGGCTTGTAGTAATTGGGGCTATTTAGGTTGTGCTCGACGCTCTGGACGTACACCATGTCGCCGCTAAACACCAGGCATCGAACGTTCGTGTAATCGTCAATCACTGGCAGGGGTGAGCTAAGGTCAGCGCCAGGCTCTTGCGTGACGATGA